CCTCCGTGCAGCGCTTGTTCAGGCCGGCGGGTGTGGGCACGTTGTTGTCGGTGGCGCTGCCGTATTCCATCGCCATGATCGTTGGCTGGTTCATCTTCTTTATCGTGTGGTACCTGCTGGGTATCCCACTTGGACCGGGCGCACCGATGCACTACCCGGCTTAATCCTGCAGGGCGCGGTTGAGGTTAATCCTCGCCGCGCTCTTGTTGCATGCGCCAGCGGATGCCGGATTCAAGGAAGCCATCGATATCGCCATCCAGTACCTTGCCGGGATCCCCCACCTCGTGGTTGGTACGCAGATCTTTCACCATCTGGTACGGGTGCAAAACATAAGAGCGCATCTGGTTGCCCCAAGAGGCATTGCCGCCGGCGCCGAGCGCATCGAGCTCCGCCCGCTCCTCCTGGCGCTTGCGTTCCAAGAGCTTTGCCTGCAACACCCGCATGGCAGAAGCCTTATTTTGGATCTGTGACTTCTCGTTCTGGCAGGTGACCACGATGCCGGTGGGGATATGGGTCAGGCGCACCGCGGAATCGGTGGTGTTAACGGACTGTCCACCGGGGCCAGAGGAACGGTACACATCCACGCGCACCTCGTTATCTGGCACGTCGATGTGGTCCGTTTGCTCCACCACGGGAAGGACCTCGACCTCCGCACAGGAGGTTTGGCGCCGGCCCTGGTTGTCAAAGGGCGAAAGGCGCACGAGGCGGTGCGCGCCCTGTTCCACGGAAAGCTGGCCGTACATGTATTCCCCATGCACCACGAAGGTGGCGGATTTAATACCGGCTTCCTCAGCATAGGAAATATCGTAAATATCCACCTTGTGGTCGTGCTTTCCGGCCCAGCGGGTGTACATGCGCATGAGCATCTCCGCCCAATCGGCCGCGTCTACCCCCCCGGCCCCCCACCGCGCCAGCCGGGGCGGCAGCCTCCAACATAGAAAACATCACCTCAACCTGGGCGAAATCCGCAGACTCCCCCGACTGGGCAATCCTGGCGGCACGGCGAAACACGCGGGCCGGAACAGCCTGAGCCGTCTCCTCCGCATCCGCCAACACCCAGCTACGGTCACCAATCTTCAACGTGTAACCTGTGTCACTCATCTATCAACAATCCCTCAAACTATGTGTATCAGTTATTAGACGGCGGATTCGGATCCGGCTGAGGCTTCGGAGGATTCGGGGGAGTATCAGCTTTTAAAGCCGTCATCCACCCCCGACCCGACACCGCATTACCAGTCTTATTAATCTGGGCAGGGTACGCCTTCAACGTCACACCATACCCGTACACTTCGCCATTCTTACCCTTAATCTCGTCACGATCGATAAGCTCAACCTCAGGGAAATAGTAGCGAATAACCTGATCCCCATCGACAATATCCATCAGTAAAGCGTGCACGCCAGTGGTGGCACCAGGAGAAATATCGAACGAACCCGAATCGGATCCGGCAGTAACCTTCGACTGCCAAAACAGCTCAATAACCTCTTTCTTGGATTCGATCAGCTGGAAAGAAATCTCGATAGAAGACTCGGTAGCAACCGTGCGAACAACATCCGCATTCTGCCAAGCCTTCAAATCATCCGTTTTACGCTCAGGCTTAATCTTAAACCCGTCATCCGACAGATACCCTAAAGCTGTAAGCCCGGAAGGAACCGCCTCCACACCCTTAATAGTATCACCCGCGTGCGCATCACCAATATAGACGTCACCTGTAACCGCTGAACGAACATTAGACGCTTTACGTGTTGCAACCATCACAACCCCCAAAAAACAATCAAACAAAAACAAAATATAGAAAACAACGATACGCTTACTCGGATTCGGCAGGCCTACATATAAGCTCGAACAGCGAATACACATCAAAACGTGCACCATCAACCAGCAAATCAGGGCCAGTAGACCGTTTACAGTACACCACCGGGCCACCGTCCACACCATCAACCAGCACAGCCTCAACACGACGCGCCAACGACATAGCACGATCCGGCGTATCCGAAAACACATTCACCCGCAAAAAAACACGCTCACGCACATGCAACTGCGGGCCACCATCAAGAGCCAACCAAATAAGGTCACCCTCAAACCGGTCAGGCACCGTCCCAGTACACGGTATCCCAGACAGCCAGCCATCATCCTTGATCACGCGTTTAGCCCACACGCGAGGATCACCGTAAACGATCACGACGCAGCCCCAATCGAACGAGCCAACGTGCCATGCTTCGCCTCAATACGCTTCCCACCCTTATAGGTGGTGCCAATCCTCGCCACAGCCTCAACACGGTGAACCTGCACCTCCGACGACAAACCATTACGGTATTGAGCCTTATCGAAAGCGTTACCGCCCACATTCGCCGAGGCTGCACGCTTGACACGCTCGCCACGCTCAGCCAACATGCCCTGCACCCCAGAAGACTTCAACACCTCACGAATACCCGGCAAGTTCAGCTTCACATTCACATCCTGAGCCACAACCCATCAGCCCTTCTTACGCTTCACATTAACCTGCGTACCAGCATCCCAACCGGACATCGGATGATGCCACACCATAGGAGACCCGTCAGCCTCCCACACAACACCCCGAATACGCCACCGGCAACGATAACCGGCACCCTTGACAGGCTGCTTGAAAAGCATCGACCAATGCTCATAATCCGAGTCACGGCCTGCCGCCTCATCCTCCTGCGAAACGGAAGCATAGATGGCCACGTTATGGTACACGGTTTCTACAGGATGCCCCCAATCCTCAACCTTGTCACCAAGATCATCGACACGAACAGTCGGCTGAAGCATCACAACCGTTTCACCATAAGGAAAACTGGTCATATCATATCTCCCACAAAGGGCCAGCGTAGCCGTTAATATTCGACCCGCACGAGCAACCCTCACCCCACACCGTGGAACACACCTCAGAATGATTCACACTACTCCTCATGGTCGGTGTAATAGTGAACGCTTTACCAGCCCCACCATCACCCTCACACAACTTCTTCAACGCGGCAATCTCAGAAGGCCACAACAAATTCGTGGGAGTACTAGACCGTGTAGTCTGAGCGAAAGGACCCGCAGACTCATACTGCACCTGACCCGAAACCCCGGTATCATTCCAGCGCAACAAAGCCCTGCGCAGAATAGCCTTAGCGGCATCCTTGTATTTGAAATCCGGTTTAGCGATACAGGGGGCGACACTGACAGCCACAGCCTCCACATCGGCAATCATCGCCTCAAGCTTCTCTCTAGGAATATCGGCGAAAGGCTCAATATCCTCAGGCTTCAAAATGATACCCATCAACACCACCCCCTGCACACAGCATGAACATTATCGCAACAAATGAATCAGTTCTCGGCCGGCGGATTAGGCTTCGGGGCAGCCTTCTCCTTCACAACAGCAAACGAATCAAGCGACTCGATAGCCACATACAGGACAGCCTCGGCACGAACCATAACCTCATTATGGCCCTTCAGGTCACGCCCAGTCTGATCCGGATCACCATACTCGATCAGCTCAATCGGGAAGTTACGCTGGAACCCCCAATGAACACGAGAGAAATCACCAACAATAGCCTTAACACCAGAAGCAGGCGACATCTCCGGGGCACCCGAAACAGTCGAAGAAGCACCAACATTCAGCCCACGCCAATTATCCAGGCCGGCAAACCCGGCGGCAGGATACATAGGCTGACCGGCAAGCGGAGACCCCTTCGGATACACCTCAGTAGACAGAGCAAACGAGAACGCCGGATCCAAAGCAACACCATTAGGAACCTGCAAACCAGCACCAGCAATCAGACCAACAGCCTTAACAAGATCAGCCGTAGCGGAATCGGTGGCATCAACCGTCTTATTCGTCTTATCCAGCGACACCTTGACAGCCGCAGCAGGCTTACCCGTAGCAGGATCAATACCATGGAAAGCAATCAGATCAACAGCGCGACCAATCGAAGCACCAAGAGCAGGCGAAATCAGATCCTGCAGTACACCCAAACGGTAATCAGCGTCAGCCCACATAAACTCGTCGCTCACGCGCTGCTGAGTCACAACCTTGATAGGCTGCGCAGTAAACGCAGAAACATCAACGCTAGCGGAAGGCTTAACCTCGCCCTCGCCAACAATCTTAGCGCGCGGAACACCACTAAAAACGGCGCCCTTAACAGGCCCAAAAATAGTCGGCTGCTCCGGTGACAGTTTAGCAAGAACACCAGAATCGATAGCACGGTCACGAACCGCACCAATCATAGAACCAGGAAGCTCAAGCTTCCCTGCAGAAAGAAAATCGTCAGCCATGATAAATCATCTCCTAGAATTATTGACAAGAGCATCCACAAACGCGACACCCTCACGTCGTTTAACATCATCAACGGGGGCACTCCCCGCAAGACGGCGCACACCCGCGCCACCACCACTACTATGGTCGATCAAACCCTTCAAAGCCTTAGCAGACTCGGCAAGCGACTCCTTATCGCTACCGTGAAGAAAAGCGATCGCATCACCCGACAGGCCACACTCGGCAGCCACCTCGCGCTTCACACCCTCAAGAACAAACCCGTTAATCCGGTCTTCGAGTTCCTCATTCTTGCGGCGAAGATCATCAATCACAGACCCCGCATCACCATCCGAGGCGCGAAGCTTCTCCAACTCGGCGAAATTACTTTTAGCACGAGACTCCCACTTACGGGCCTCCGCCTTCCAATCCGTGCCAGAAGAAGACTCCTCCTTCACGGAAACATCACCGGCATGATCATCGCCGGCAGCCTGCCCATCCTTCACAACATCAACAATGTCTCCACCCTTTCCGGGCTCAACAGCATCATTGTCAACATTCTGTTCTTCAACACTCTGATCGGCCATAGCCTAACCTATACTCCTTGCGGAAAACAACACAACATTGTTGACCCCCGTGCGGGAGACAACCCTGTGCACCGATAACCGGCGGCGCACAACCGGAAACCACATCAAATTATCTCATGCCACCAACAGTACGCATAGCCTTCAAAATATTGCCAGGCGACTGCTGCAACCCATGATCATCAACCCACTCACGAGCCTTATCATACGTCCTCTGATACCCGGCATCAGCCCTATTCGGTTCCCAAGGGCCAACAACCTCAACCACCGTACAACCACAATGATCATGATACTTCGAACCAAACGGACGCTTACTACCACGCTTATGACGCCGCGTATGACCGGAAGTAAGCGCCCTTTCTTTGGTCGTATAATCCGACCTCGTAGCCAACATGGCACAAAACGCGCACGGATCACCATCAGTCCCCCGACGCCACGACCTACCCTGCGCACCCGCCGACCACTCAACCGTGTCACGGCCAGCATTCATGACAGCCCGATTAACACCCGCCGCCATAGCATCAATAGTATCATTCGCCCTATCCGGGTCACTATTCATAATCTTCATAGTCGAAAACGACCTAGCCAAAGCCGCAGCAGCATCAAACTCGTCATACACAATCAAACCCGGATCCACACCATTCAACCGGCGAAAATCCGACACAAACCTGGCAGCCAACGATGCCGAACCATCATGGCCGGCACGCTCCAACTCCACACACAAACGCACATACTGCGCATCTGTCATCTTCCCGGAATGCCACAAACGACCCAACTCGGCATAATAGCCCGCATACTTCCCAGCAAACCTGACCGCCTCACGCTGATACTCAGTCGCCGCAAGCCTCGCCTCAACACCCGAAGCCATCGCCTATCATACCTCGTTAGTTTGACGCGATATAGCCCCAGCCAGTGCCGCCAACGGATCCGAAGACTCGGCACGATGACGCATCACAGCCTCAACCTGCACATCATCAAGCCCCAACATCTCCAACACCGTACGAGAATCAGCAGGCAAAATACCGGCACCAACAAGCTTCGTCACAGCATCAGCCGTAGCCGCCCGGGTAGGCGTCGAAGCATCACGCCAACGCAAACCAACATCACCAAAAAAATCGGCCTCATCAACACGAGAATCCAACGCCTTGGCAGCCAAAAAACCAACCGACAGCCAGCCCTGACCAAACGACGTTTGACGCCGCTCAGCACGCTTCACAAGCCGAGATTCCTCGGCAGCCAAAGCCTCCCCACTAGGTGGGTTAGACGTGATAAACCCGAAATAGCGTTCCGGAACAGCCGCCTCACCCGCCGTCAACTGCGCCAACAAACGCATCTGATCCGAATACGGTGTAGGCGAATTGACAGGAAACGACCCCACATTCGGAGTGTCACCATCATCATCCTTATCCACAGCCCACACAGAAGCCATCGACAGGACCCAACCAGGCTGCGAAAACTCGTCAGCCGACACACCCGTAACCCACCTTTGCGGATAGGCATAGAAGTCACGATTCACAGACTGCCCCAACAATGTGCGCACAGCCTCATCCGTGTAAGCACGAATCGACCGAGTAATCTCCGAACGGCCATCAATCCTAGAAGTACGGCGACGATTCACAACAGGCACCAACGGAACAGCACCCAACACATTCGGTATACGATCCACCTCAACCCATTCACGCGAACCCCGCCGCTCCACCTGAACAATCACATCAGGAAGCAACAACTCCGCCTCAACAACCTCAGGATCACACGTCTGCTGCACCACAAGGCCAGCATCCAAACGAGACCCGTCAGCCGAAAACTTGCCCGTACAATTCTTTGGTGACTGCGGACGAACCAACACCGACCCATCACCATGAGGAATAACAGCCACAAACGACAACCCAAAAATTAGTGCATCCAAATGCACATCACACGACGCCGTAGCAAGCCGATTCGCAGCATACACACCATCCAGGCCGTAGCCGTCACCATTAGTCCAGCCAAGCCAATCCAGACGCTCCTCCAAAGCATCCACAGCTATACCCGGCCACGACACCACCGTCTGCACACGCTGCAACTCCGGAGGAATAGCCACCCCCAAATCACGCACCCGGCTAGAGCCCTCATAGTAGCCCTCAATACGGCAATGCCACGAAGACAACCTTTGAATACGATCGTACATGCCCTCAATCAGAGCCAACTCATCCGAGTTCATACCACAGACACCCGCTTCCTACCACTACGCTCCCGACGGCCACGACGAACACGCTTAGCCCCCAAAAACGCCAACGACACAGCCTCCAAAGGAACCTCAGAACCATCCTTAAACGAGGAACCCCAACCCCACGCAGACCCCTTACGCTTCTGCACAGCCGACCTCACAGCAATATCCAACATGTCACGGCGAGAATCAGCACGAGGATGACTGATCACACCCGACCTGACACCTTCCAGGAAGGCTTGACACGCCTCCACATAGGTGCCAGTATCAGCAACCACCACGCCACGGCCCGGAATACCACGATCCGTCAACGCCTTCTGCAACAACACCGCACCAGACCCGGCAACCATGATCCGGTCAGTATCACCCCAACGAACCGCCAACCAGTCAGCCAACCGGCCCACACCATCAACAATCGTCCCCGACAGCCCATCAATAACCTCAACATGAACCCCAGCATCAGTCCGGCCGGCACCCGCCAAAGCAACCCGATCCCCAGAACGAGAAAACGAGACACCAAACACTTTCCCACCAACCAGACTCGCCTCATCCACCGCAGACTGAGCCCACTTATCCGCAGGAACCACAGACGCAGCAGACTGGCCCCGATCCCACCAGCCAAGCCGCTCCCGAGCAAACCCGGCAGCAGACATCGACTCATGCTCATCCGACACAGTCCCAAAATTCAGGCGACGCCCCAGCGCAGGATTAGTGTCACCCGCCAACTTCCGCCACTGCCGCGACACATCATCCGGATCAGACTCGTCAGGAATCGAAAACTCCGTCCACGCAAACCTTTTACCACCCGACAAAGCCTGCCCACGCAAACGCAACACAACCGAACCATCCGCCAACGGCCCAGGCGGCGTACCAAGGAAAATCTGCTGCGGATCACCCGAAGGGGCAGCACTCACCGTAGGAAGCAAAGCCTCCAACTGCTCATCCGACAACTCCTGAGCCTCATCACACACCAAATCATCAACCGTAAACCCGCGAGCAGAACCCCGAGAACGGGCCACAAACTCAACCGAACCCCAACCCGGACAACCACACTTACGCTCAAACGTGGCACAATCCGGATGATGCAACACAATAGCCTCCTGACCATTCGTCGCCCGAATCGACTTCACCATACGATACAAGTCAGGAAACTGCCGCTCATTCTCAAAAAACGACCTCAACCGCATAAACGCCTTACGAGCCGACTTCAACTCGTGAGCCGTATGCAAAATACGGCGACCCTGAATAGTCGCCTTAAACAACTCCACAACCTCAAGGATCGCGTTCTTGCCATTCTGGCGAGGCACAAACACCCCACACACACCCGAAGCAAGCCTGCCATTGCTACCGACAGCCAGCCAATCATCCAACACCTGCTGCTGCCAAGGATCAGGCGTCAACCCATACGCACGACCAAGCTCCCCAGCATCACCGCCAGCAGACACCGAATACGCCGCAGCCACACGGTGACGAGGAACCTGAGACCCAACAACACCAGACACCTAATCAGGCCCCCTTGCGCTTCCTATACCGGTCAATCATCGCCACCGCAGAACCACCACCACAGCCACCAGACGCCACATCAACCGAATACCGATCCAACATACCCATAAAAGCCTTCACATGAGCACGAAGCGAAGCCACCAAATCCGCGCGACCCTCACGCCACACACAATCATGAATCACCGCAGCATCCATGAGAAACAGCCACTCCTCATCAGACACGTACTGCGCGCGACTATCCTCACCCCA